GGCCGAGTACCCGATGGCGAAAGGCGACCTCGGCACGTGCGCGCTCTGCAAGAAGGAAGAGCACCCCGGCGCGTGCATGTAATTCCCCACCGAATCTTCTCTGACGAAAGAGCTGACACATGGCACAGCAACTCGTAACGACCGACGGCACGCTGATCATCCCGGGCGCGTACGCCAAGTACACGGTCGAGCAGAAGGCGTCCAACGTGTCGACGACCGGCGTGCTGATGCTCGTCGGCGAGTCCACCGGCGGCCCCGACGTCACGTTGGAGACCGACCTGAAGTCGAACACGTTTGGTCCCACCCAGGAGACCGCGGTCGTCGCCAAGTACAAGTCCGGTCCGCTGGTCGACGCTTTCCGCGGCGCTGTCGCCGCCTCGAACGACCCGACGATCACCGGCGCGTTCTCCCGTGTGATCATCGCCAAGACGAACCCTTCGGCGAAGGCGAGCGGGGTGCTCAGGAACTTCGACAGCTCGACCTACGCCACGATCGAGGACCGCAACTACGGCAAGACTGGGAACCTGATCTCGCGTACCGTGGTCGCGAAGACGGCCGAGGTCGTCCCCACCACGGGCCCCTTCGCGTTCCTCCCGCCGATCGCGTCCACGAACATCTCCATCCGCGTGAACGGCGGTGCTGCTCAGGCGCTCACGCTGAGCGCCACCGAGCGACCCTCGGCGTTCGCCAGCGCGGTCGACGGTCTCACTGGCGTCGACGTCACTGGCGGCACGGACCTCGCTGTGCTGAGCGGCGTCACCGGCACGCTCGCGCTCACGGTACTGACGGGCAACACGGTGCAGATCGATCGCTCGGTCAATTTCAACGGGACCACCCCTTCGGCGGGTGACACGATGTACATCCCGACGACGTCGGTGCTAGCTTCCGTCCAGACGCAAAACGCCGGCGCCTACATCATCACCGGCGCGTCGGCTACGTCCATCACTGCGCGCAAGTTGCTGGACGCCACCGGCGCAGCGAACGCGTTGACGCCGCCCGCGAACCAGTCAGCCATCTCCTCGGCGGCTGCCACCGACGTACAGTGCTACGCGGCGGTCACGATCCGCGCCGCCGCCGCCGATCCCATCCCGGGCTTCGGCAAGAGCCTGGAGATCGCTGAATTGACCACCGGCACAGGGCTCCTCTCCTTCTTGTGCTACGTGCTCGGCACTGGCGCCCCGTCCGTCGTCACGTGGATCTCGAAGGCCTCTGCGCCCTACGCGGTCACTTCCGCGTCTGAGTACGTCGCGCAGCTGACGGCCGCCCGCCAGCTTGACGCCGTCACTGAGGACCTTTCGGCGGGTGGGTCCGCGGTGCTGCTCGTCAGCTACACCGGCACGACCGGTAGCGCGGTGATCGACGCGACGACGCTGACCATCACTGTCACCGGTGGCTCCGGGACGTCGCCGGCCGCGATCACGCTGGCCGACTACCCGACGATTGCTGACCTCGCCACCTACCTGAACTCGCTCACTGGCTTCAAGGCGACGGCCGGCACCGCCGTTCTCGGCTCTCAGCCTTCCACCAGTCTCGATCGTGGCACGTTCACCATCGGCACGACCTTCGGGGCGTACACGGGCCGCATCAAGCAGGACGCCTACCGCTTCTTCCAGAAGCTGGCGAACGACGCCGTGCTCGTTCAGCTGCACGCGCAGGCTTCCGCCGGTCTCCCAGCCCCGCAGGCCATCGGTTTCTTGGCGGGTGGCTCGCGCGGCGCCACCACAGACGCGACGTTCAACGCGGCCCTGTTGGCCCTGGAGCGCGTGCGAGGCAACTTCCTGGTCCCGCTCTTCTCGCGTGACGCCAGCCTCGACGTCGCAGACGGCCTGACGGACCCGGCGTCGAACTACACGATCGCCAACGTGCACGCGGCTTCGCGTGACCACGTGACCAAGCTGTCGACGTTCAAGCGCCGTCGGTCGCGCCAAGCCCTCCTCTCGTTCAAGGGGACCTTCGCCGCCGCCCGCGCGGCCGCGTCGAGCCTCGCCTCGGCGCGTTGCTTGGTGACCTTCCAGGACGTGCGCGCGACGGGGACAGCTTCCAACGGCTCGCCCGGCGTGATCCAGTTCCCTCCCTGGATGGCGGCCGCCAAGGCTGCCGGCATGCAGGCCGCCGGCTTCTACCGGCCGATCGTGAAGCGCGCGGTGCTGCTCTCGGGCGTGCTCCAGGCGGCCGGCGACTACGACGACCAGGACGACGGCAACCAGGAGGACGCGCTGCTGGCCGGGTTGCTGCCGCTCCGCCACGAGGACGACGGCTCGATCGTGTGGGTCAGCGACCAGACGAGCTACGGGAAAGACGCGAACTTCGTCTACAACTCGCTGCAAGCCGTGTACGTCGCTGACACCGTCGCGTCCACGACCGCCGTCCGCATGGAGAACGCCTTCACGGGCAAGTCGGTCGCGGACATCACCGCGACCATGGCTCGCATCGCGTTCGACGGAATCATGGCGGACATGCGGACGCTGAAGCTCATCGCCCCGAGCGTGGATGCCCCGGCCGGCTACACCAAGCTGACCATCGAACAGAACGGACCGGCACTCTTCGTAACGGCCGAGATCAAGGTGGCCGGCGCCAACTACTTCACCCCGATCGCGTTCACGGTCACGCCAGTTCAGACGTCCGCGTAGTAGCAACCCTGAAGAGAACTAACCCGAAAGTCGACACATGCCCCCGAAGGTAATGAGCGGTGCCCGAGGCAAGCTCGGGATCTACGACCCCTCGACCAACGAAGTGACGGTGGTCGGGCTGTTCTCGTCGGTCAGCTACGGCGTGATCTACGACGTGCAGCCAGCCTACATCCTCGGGCGCTACTCACCGGCGGCCCTGGAGTACACGTCGCAGGAACCAGTGAACATGACGTGCAACGGGTGGCGCGTCATCGGCCACGGCCCGCACCGCGACGCCAAGGTGCCGCGGCTTTCGGACCTGATTCTCCACGACTACCTGGAGATGGCCGTCATGGACCGGCAACTGGAGGCTGGCGGCGGGGACTCTCGGATCGCGAAGATCCGCGGCATCCGCCCGTCCGGCTACACCACCGGTCTCAGCGCTCGGCAGCTGGAGGACATGACGACCACCTACACCGGGATGCTCGTCGACGACGAGTCGACCACGAACGTCGAGGGTCCGGGCGCGACCGAGCTGCCGTAGTCGAACCTCCCCTAGCTTAGTCGAGAGGCTCCGAGCGTTGCCACGCCGGGGCCTCTTGGCTTTTCCGCTATAAGCCGGAACATGACGATATCCGACTTGCTCTGGTACCCGGTGTTCTGGTTGCTCATTTGGGCGGTGGGGGTGCTGGCTTTCTGCGCCGTCGACGCCATCTCGTGCTTCATCTTCTCGGATGAACAGCGCGCTTTTTACCGGCGCGCACTGACGTCGTACAAGCAAAACGACATCACGCTCGCGGAGGTGATGCTGCTCTTCGCCGTCGTTTTGCGCGCGCTGTTGTGGCAATTCTTCTTCGTATTCATGGTCCTCGACGGCTTCCTGCATCTCTGGAGGCTGATCCAATACTGGCGGCGGCCTTCGCTGCTGGTACCACCAGACGATGCCGTCCCGATCCCCGTATCAGTCGGCGAGCCGCCCCCGGTGCCGATCTTGGTCACGGACAATTACGACCCGGACGAGACAAAACTCGCCGAGTTCAAGGACCTCCAGCGTCGATCCGCCAGCGATAGGGAGGAGTAGCATGGCCGCCGACGACAAAGACCCACTCGACGCGTACCTCGACGACCTGACCGAGGAGATTTCGTCACTGGACAAACCTGAAGCCCGCGTAGTGTTGCGAGGGTTGTGCGGCGAGATCTTGGGCGTGTGCGCGCGCGCCGTTTACGACCAGGTCCGAGCAGATTTCGTCGTCGCGCTGCAGGGTATGGAGCAGGCCGGCATGCCGGCGGGGCTCATCGACGATCGTCGGGCCGTCGCCAACGCAGTGCTCGACCGCGTCGCGTCTGTCGGTAAGCTCCCGGAAGCGCCGACTCCGTTCTTGATCGCCCTCGCGCCGGAGCCCGGGCCGCCGGCAACGCCTCCGTTCGTCGTCGAGGACATGTCCGAAGCACCGGCGGAGCAGATCGAGGCGGTCCGCGATTACTGCCGCGGGACCGCCTGAAATTCCACGCCCGCCCTCGGGGCTGGTCGGTCGAGAACCGTCCGCCGGGGGCGAGCCGCTATTCGCTCAAACCTAATCTCTTGTGGTAGGTCGCCATGGCGTCCGAGGACATCAGCCAGGTCACAGCCCTCAACGTGCACGTGGGCTATGTCCGAGAGCAGATGGGCAACATGAAGACCACCGTGGAGAAGCTGGAGCAGAAGCTCGACGAGCGCTTCAAGCGCGTCGACGACGGCATCGAGCGCATGGCCACGGCGACGGACTCGCTCCAGCGGGTGCTCGACGGGCACGACAACCGCATCAAGGAACTGGAGAGGACCGACATCGACCGGCGTTCGCGCAGCCGCGCGGTACTCAAGTGGGTTGGCGGTGTCGCGGGTGCCGTGCTCGGAGCGCTGCTCCTCAAGATGCTGAGCGGGTAGCTCAGTCGGGCCAGTCGAGCAGTCTCAGTGAGCACCGAAAGCAGACGGGCTCGCGCCGCGCGGGCACGAAGACGTCGCACACGAAGCACCGCAGCACGTAGGCTACGGCCCCCACGGGACCTCCGAGAACGTCGCTCGTAGTAGCTCCCTGGCGCGCTGCCGTGCGCCTGGTTGGTTCCAGGGACGGCTCAGGCCAGAAGGATGAGGCAGGGTCACCAGCGTGCATCCAGCGCGTTCCTGGGAGGTGAAGAGAGGTGGTCCTTCGAAAGCTTTGCGCACCTTCGTCCCGAGCAGGACCAGCACACGCACGCCTGGCTCGCGCAGCAACTCCTCGGCGCGCGCCCTGGCCGCCGTCATGGACCAAGGCCCGGTGCACAAGTTCACCTTCCGGAGACGCGAGTAGAGGAGG